ATCTATGCCAGCGATGTCGGTGCCCATGCTGCTAATGCCAATCTATACCAGGTTGGTGTTAATGCGGCAGCTACGGTACTAAGCATCAATGCCCTGGAGGTCGGTATTCAGCAAATGAATATGTTCACCGATGAAGGCGGAGAGCCTATCCTTGCCACACCGAAATTCCTGGTGGTTCCCCCGGCCCTTGAGTTCACGGCTCGTCAGATATTGACCTCGGCTACAAAGAGCGTAGCAACTGGCGTAGCGGGTGTGCCTTATCCCACCGCCAATGTGGTGGCTAATTTGGGTCTGACCCTGATTGTTGACAAGTATCTACCTATCGTCAACACCGGGAATGACCAGCATACCCAGTGGTATCTCTTCTCTGAACCGAATGATATTGCTGCAATAGAAGCGGCTCACTTGACCGGGCATGAGAGGCCGGAGATTGCCATGAAAGCGAGTGATAAAGTAACTGTCGGTGGTGGAGCAATAGGCCCGATGTCGGGTGACTTCGCTACTGATAACGTTCTATACCGGGTTCGCTTAGTATTTGGTGCTGCTGAAATGGACTGGCGCGCGACATACATGGGCGGATACCTCGCTTAAAAAAGGAGCAACGCAATACTGAATCTTGCTTGTCGGGGCGAGGGGTTTTCTCCTTTCCTCTCGCCCTGGCAGGGTTTTTAAGGAGGTAAAATATGGCTAAACCTATAACAGATAATCTCAGCTTAATAAGAGCCAATACGACAGGAACTACAGCGGCTATAGTGACCCTCAATCCTGCGGCTGACTATCATTTATTGGGGGTAAGATTCCACCTTGCTACTGCGTTAGCAGCACTAGAGACCCTTACAATAACTCTCGATGCCAATGCGGGAGTGGAGTATGACACTGTCCTTTTCACACAAGATTTAGGGACTGCAGGCACCTTAGATTTAGTTATACCATTTGGCGGAGATGAGGACTTTTTTGTAGCTGGTGACCAAATAGTTATAGCTTTAAGCGCCAATGCTGGTGCTGATGTTTGGGGCTGTACAATAATATATGAGATGATATAATGAAAACACCAATAGTAGATGGGCGGAGTATAGACCAGTTCATACCTCGTGATTTAAGGGGTATGTTCTATAAACACCCGCTGCCTGAGTGTAAGTATGCTATTCATGATGGCTATGCCCCTTATGGTTTCTCCACTGATGGGCTTGTGCTATATCTTCCGCTATGGGCTTTGGGGGATAGTTCATTTAAGTCAGTAGATGCCTATAGGCATACCTGCGATGTTACTGATGCTTTGTGGATACCCAAGGGTAGGGATTTTAATGGAATTAATGCCTACCTTGTTACCCCCGCCCTAGCACCGCTGGAATTCGGCACTGGGGACTTTACCATCTCTAGTTGGGTAAATCTTGATACGGTAGGTGGCGTTGCTCAAGTTATTGTTAGACTATCACACAATACTGGTGTTGCGAGCGACTATCGCTCGGCAGGTTTTTTTGAACAAGGGGGAGCCATCTACGCTCATTCACGAACTGCTGCTGGAAGTGAAAGGACAGCCGCCAATGCTATTGCAGCTACAACTTGGTATCGCCTAACAGTGGTAAGAATCTCCGAAGTAGTTTATGGATATATCAATGGTGCTGCTATGACCACAACGGGAACAGCTGGTGCTGATTTTGACTACAGTAGCGGAGGCAAGGTTTATATAGGAGCAGGGGACAATGATGCTGGTGGAGTAGCATACTTTACAGAGGGCATCATTGGAGAAGTCTCAATTTACAACCGAGCCTTAACCCCGCAAGAAATCCAGCATAACTATCTGACAACTAGGTGGAGATATACATAATGCCTGACCCAAGAATTCATCAAATTATAAGTGTAGATGATACCTTTGTCACGGTGCTTGCGTTGTCAACACTTGTTCGACTGGCTACTCCTAACAGGGGAGAACTTGACCTTGTTAATGATAGTGATGAGGTTATCTATCTTGCGAGGGGTAATGCGGCTGTGCTGAATAGCGGACAGAGGCTCAATCCGAATGGTGGTAGTTACCACATGGGCACTGAGAATCTATATCTCGGGGCTATTTATGCCATCTGTACGGGAGGGGATGCGAATCTTACTATAAGTGAGGGGCTGACCTAATGGGTGGCGAAGGCGTACATAATCCGGCTGATTTATCTGGATTGGAAGCTGGGCAGACAGCTATATTGGCGGCAATCGCAGACATAGATGCCGACCTTGAAATTGTCGATGCTAACGTTGATGCTATTCAAGCCATAGCTGAAGCCGAAGCTATCCTAGAGGAAGCCGGTGGTGAACTGACAACTGACGGCACCGAACAGACTCTTTATATTAATAATGCTCCAGCCGGCAACTACGAACCCAAGACACTTATTATTGATTTTGCCAACTCGACTGTTACCGAGACAATTCGGATATTGGTTAACTACAGGATAGCCCCCGCTGGACCGTGGGTAATAGATGATAGAGAAACGATTGTCGGAGTTCCCGTTAATGTGGGTATCAGGATAAACCTTCACGAAGCCCGTTATGGTATATGGATAACGATTGAGAAGACAGTTGGCACGAATAGGGCTTATGACTGGCAGGTATTTTACGAGGTTTAACGATGGCAGTTCTTTACGATAATATTAGCTATAATCAGGAAATGCTTCTCGACCTTCCGTTAAGGGAGGGCATCGGAACTGTTACTATGGATGTAGCCAAGCCTCACCATGTGGTTAATTTAATAAACACACCTACATGGACAGCCCTTGATACTGATTTAATGACACTGAACTTTGACGGTACAACTGAATACATGGAATGCGCGGGTGCTGTCAGTGCTGACCTTAATTTCATGGCTGGTGATTATAGTGTTGGTGGCTGGTTTAACTGGGCTGATAGTGTTCACGATTCACAGATACTTATAGCTCGATATGAGGTTAGCGTAAGCGGATGGGAAGTCTATTTAACAGAAGCAGGGGCGCTCCGCTATCTGTCGTTAAGACACCACCATGCCGCTGGAGCTACACTTCGGACTGGTGCCTTTTCTCTCGGATGGGCATACGGAACTAACTGGCATTTCGGAATCTCTCGCATAGGTACTACTGCCTATATGTATCGCAACGGGAGGCCAGTAGCAACGACCTCAGACGTTCTCATAGACCCCGAGACAAGCGCTCAGGACTTGAATATCGGCGTTAGATATACTAAAGATTCCAATTACTTCTCTAACATGAGAGGTCGAATTATAATCAGTGGCAAAGCACTTACAGCAGAAGAGTGGCTTAATATGTACGAACATCAGGCAAGGTGGTACGCATAGTGATAGACCTTATTGGAGCGCTTAGAAAGCTACTGGCTGATGTCGGTGATAATAGTGATAATCACGATGTGGCTAGTCTATTTGGGCGATTGCGAGAGTTAAATGAACATGTGCACAGTGTGCAAGGGGTGTATCCCACTTTAGCTGACGGCGTAACACTAACAACCGCTGCGGGTGATTGGGCACTAGGAACGATGACTGAGATAATCCCCATCAATACTATAACCGCTCAATTTGATATACACGAAGTTCTTATAGAAGATGTAAACACTCAGGATAAGACATATGAGTTAGTTTTATATTATGGTGCTGGCGATACCGAATGTTCTAGGGTGAGATTTGCTGCTACTTCAAATAAAGGTGGCGTTCCTGCTCAGTTTGCAATGACCCCCCTTATACCAGCCAATAGTAGAATGAGGGCACAGTTAGCCATTGAAGATGGTAGTAGCAAGACAGCTAAAATCTCTCTTAGGTATCACGAATATGATTGAGGAGAAATTATGGCATTTACTTATGATATAACCACAAACAGAGGCAAGGTTCGACTACTAATCGGCGATACCGATGCAGCCGATTATCAATTTGAGGATGACGAGATAGATGCTTTCTTAACTATGGCGTCAAGCTCTTTGCTTCTGGCTGCTTCTTATGCCCTTGAATCCTGGGCGGCTACTCTTACCAATGATTATGATGCCGAGAAGATAGGCGATTATTCCTACACCAACAAGAAGGCCGCTAACAAGACGGCTCTGGCTAAGAAATATAGAGAGGAAGATGCCACAAGTCCTTATTTAACCTGGTCTGAAATGGACTTATCAGGAGTAGAGGATACTACGGTTTCCGAGGATGTGGAATGAGCTACACGACACTGCTGATTAACACGTGTTCGGTATATCGCTATACAACGGCTGGCGTGGATGCTTACGGTAAACCCGTAGAAACATGGGCTGTTG